GGAATATGACAAAATCTATTTGGAATAAAACAGAAGATACATTTATTGCAGGAGATGATGACCAAGCTATTTTTAAATGGGCTGGTGCTGATGTAGATTCTTTTATAGCTCTGCAAGATCAAATGATTAATCTCCCGCTTATTCAATCTCACAGAATCCCTATGAAAGTTCATCAACTCGCAATGGGAATTATAAATAGAATTAAACATAGAATAAATAAAACATGGCAACCTAAAACTAGTGAAGGGAGTCTACACAGACATTTTGATATTGAATCAGTAAATATGTCATCGGGAGAATGGTTAGTATTAGCTCGTACCAAATACATGTTAAAAGAAATAGAAGATACGTTATATCGTAAAGGTCTATATTATGAGACTAAACATAAACGAAGTCATGAAAAAGATATTCAAGAAGCTGCTACAGACTGGGAGCATTTAAGACAAGGACAATTATTATCTTATAAACAAATTGAAAAAATTTATGGATATATGTCTCCTGAACATAAAGATAAAACGTTAATGCAGGGAATGACCAAAGGAACCTTTTATGGCATTGATCAATTAACTAAAGACTTTGGATTAAAAACTAAAAAAGTTTGGTATGAAGCATTGAATGACGCAGGATCTCGACGAATAAATTACTTAAGAAAAATGAGAGCTAATGGAGAACACTTAAATAAAAAACCAAGAATAGAACTTTCTACTATACATGCAGCTAAAGGAGGAGAATGTGAAAATGTAGTATTATTAACTGATCTTACTAAAACTACTTTAGAAACATATCAAAAGAATCCAGATGATGAAAATAGATTATTCTATGTAGGTGCAACACGAACAAAAGAAAATTTACATATTATAGAACCAAAACGTCCTGATAAAGGATTTATAGTATGAACAAAGTTTGGGACAAACAACACGGTGGATCACACTATCAAAAATTTAAAATTCAACCAAGTAAATTTGTAGTAGAGAATGAATTGCTTTTTCCAGAAGGATGCGCTATAAAATATATCTGTCGTCATAGATTGAAAGGAAAAAAGGAAGATATATTGAAAGCTATTCATTTTTTAGAGATGATTATAGAAAGAGACTACTCTGATGTATAAACCCTTACCTGATAATTTAACAATTGGTGCTTCAAACATTCATGATCATGGTATATTTGCTAAAGAAGATATTCCTGAACAAAATAATTTAGGTATGACTCATTTAGAATTAGGAAGACTTATTCTTCGTACTCCTTTAGGAGGATTTATTAATCATTCTGATACACCTAATTGTATTAAATCATCTTTTTTATTAACTCGTCAACAATGGAATCACTTAAGGAATCTTCCTGATGAAAAATATGATCATAATTTTAAACAATGGAATTTAACTACAATAAAAAATATTAAAAAAGGAGAAGAACTAACATTAAAATATACGTTCTATACTGTATGATCCAGCAACCACTTTTCAAACCACAAACAGAATGGCTACCACCAGAAGAATTTCCAGATTTATCTAAACATGATGAGATAGCAATTGACCTGGAAACCAAAGATCCTAATTTAAATACTAGACTAGGTTCTGGTTCCATAGTTAAAAACGGTGACATAGTAGGCATATCTGTCGCTGTCACAGGTTGGTCAGGATATTATCCAATTGCACATGAAGGAGGTGGTAATTTAGACCGCAAAAAAGTTTTAAAATGGTTTCAAGGTGTATTAAGTATGCCAGCCACAAAAATATTTCACAACGCCATGTATGACGTTTGTTGGATTAGGGCCCTAGGTTTAAGTATCAACGGAAAAATAGTCGATACAATGATAGCATCGGCTTTGGTTGATGAAAATCAAATGCGTTATGACTTAAACAACTGCGCTAAACGATACACTGGAAAAGGAAAAAATGAAACAGATTTATATGCAGCTGCAAAAGATTGGGGTGTTGACGCCAAGGCAGAAATGTATAAACTACCTGCCATTTATGTTGGCGCATACGCAGAAAAAGATGCCGAGATAACTTTTGAACTTTGGCAAGAGCTTAAGAAAGAAATTTTACACCAAGATTTAAATTCTATTTTTCAATTAGAGACGGAACTTTTCCCTTGTCTCGTTGACATGCGTTTTTTAGGAGTTCGTGTAGACATTGAAGGCGCTCACAAATTAAAATCAGAATTACTTGCACAAGAAAAAGAATGCTTACAACTAGTAAAAAAAGAAACATCAATAGATGTTCAAATATGGGCTGCACGTTCAATTGTGCAAGTTTTTCAAAAACTTTCCCTACCATATGACTCAACCGAAAAAACAAATTCTCCATCATTTACTAAAAACTTTTTACAGAATCACCCCCACCCACTAGTGAAACAAATAGCCCGAGCCCGTGAAATAAACAAAGCTCATACCACATTTATTGATACCATATTAAAACATAACCATAAAGGAAGAATTCATGCTGAAATTAACCAATTAAGAGGGGATAATGGAGGAACGGTAACGGGAAGATTTTCGTATTCAAACCCAAATTTACAGCAAATTCCAGCACGGAACAAGGAACTTGGACCAGCCATTAGGTCATTATTTATACCCGAGGAGGGCCATACATGGGGTTGTTTTGACTATTCTCAGCAAGAGCCTAGGCTGGTAGTACATTATGCAACTTTACAAAATCTCTATGGAGTGGACGAAGTATTAGAAGCCTATAAGAAAGGAGATGCTGACTTTCATGATATCGTCGCTGACATGGCAGAGATACCTAGATCACAAGCTAAAACTATAAACCTTGGTCTGTTCTATGGTATGGGAAAAAATAAATTACAAGCCGAACTAGGAGTCAATAAAGAAAAAGCTGAAGAACTATTTAGACAGTATCATAATAAGGTTCCATTTGTAAAACAACTAATGGACAATGTAATGCACCGTGCACAGAACTCTGGTAAGATTAGAACTTTACTTGGAAGACTTTGTCGTTTCCATTTATGGGAACCAAATCAATTTGGTATACATAAGTCATTGCCACATGATGCAGCACTCCTGGAACACGGACCAGGGATCAAACGTGCTTACACTTATAAAGCTTTGAATAAATTAATTCAAGGTAGTGCAGCTGACATGACAAAAAAAGCAATGTTAGAATTATATAAAGAAGGAATTATTCCGCACATACAAGTACATGATGAATTAGATATATCTGTCAAGTCAAAAGAGCATGCGAGTAAGATAATTAATATTATGGAAGATGCGGTTTCACTTGAAATTCCTAATAAAGTAGACTATGAATCTGGCCCTAATTGGGGTATAATAAAATAAAAATGGAGGGAACCATGGAAAAAATAAGTAAACTAGTAGCAAAAGTTATATCTAGTAGAAAAATCCAAATTGGATTAGCTATTGTTGCAATATATATAATATATAGTCTGGTAACATAGTTATGCCTTATGGCCTATCTAAATGCAAATATTCCTGTGATGTACTCACAGATCAAGAGAGAATATCTCTACGATCTTAAAGATCATCACGGAGAAGTTGAAGACTGCATTATATTTGGCCTAGCATCTATTACAGGGCGCCCTATACTCTTTCACGCAATCATGGAAAATGGTGCAGTTTTTTATAGACTGCCAATATCCGCTTTTATACAAAGAGGTTTTAATCCAAAAGAAGTACCTGGGCGCCGACTAGATGAACTACAGCTTTGGAATTGTTTTAGCTATTATCCTGCTATTACTTCTTATGATATTCTAGATGGCCAGTCTGGCAAATATTTTGGAAAAGATAAGAAATTATACCCTGGGGCATACCTTTTTACAGTTGACTGGGCGCACCCAGAGAGTAATATAGTAGATACTGATCATTCAGAAATACCGCATGAACATAAGTGCGCACACGTTCTCGCTTTAGAGGACGGAAATTATGCAGCACAACCAAACAATCGTATCCTTTGGGATATACCTTCGTTTACAGTTAAGAACGAAGTACCTGATTGGAAAGTGCAAACTTCAGAGTGGAACGTAGAAGACACTCGTAAATGGATAACAGAAGACACCGATAGGTTCTTCTACAATATTGAGGAAAAAAAAGATGATTAAAAAAATTAAAAAAATCATTTGTTGGCCATTTGTAAAATTTATGGGTTGGCTAGCAAGCGGGTTACCAGAAGAGAAGGTGAAAAAAGACCCACCTCTGGAGTTACACAAGGAGGTTCCTGTAGTGGAGCCAGAAAAAATTCAATGTAACACACACTCAAGATTTAAAAAGTCTTGTCCTATTTGTGTTGAGGCAGCCAAATGACCAATAAATGTAAAAATTGTAACTGTAATTGTCACTGTGATGGTGATTTACATACAGATGTATATGGAGTATGTACCTGTGAAAATTGTGAATGTAGAAATGGTAAAGATAAAGCAGAAGATTCAACATATGAAAATAATGGTGGTCTTGTAATAGATGACACAGAAGAATGTGAGGTATGTCAATAATGGATTTAAAAGATAAAATTGTTGGTTTAGCCCTTGTTGCTTTAATTTCGTTGGTTGGATGGAACTTAAAAACCACATGGGAAATGAAAGAAGCTGTATTTAAACTTCAACAAGGACAGGTGATTCTTTCTCAACAAATGAAGAAAAATACTAATTTCATTAAAAAACAGGTTAAGAAATTAACGAGTAGAACAAACAAAAAGAATAAAATTAATAAAAAGAAAAAGAGGAAATCAAATGTTAAATAATAAATGGTTTATTATATTTTTATTTTTTATACTACTGGGGGCAGGTTTATCTGGATGTAATATTGTTTGTCCAGATCATACTAAGGTCGAAGTGGGTGTGACTGAAACAGATGCTAAAAATGATAAATTTCAAGAAAAGAGATTCATAACCCAAACTTGGAAATGGGGAAAAAAGAAGTGTGCAGAAAAGCAATAAAAAGAGAAACCCTTACGCCAGGCAACTAAAGCTATTCAGGCAAAGAATTATTAAAAGTAAGAAGAAATATAACAGAAAAAAGCTATCATCAGATATATTGGTAGAATAAGACTCTTGTAAGTTATGCTCACAGTGATAAGATAGAAAGAAATGTTTGGAGATATTAATTTTAAAGCAGACGTAGTTAACGGAGTATGTCCCACATGTGCTCAAAACACTATACTTGTATCTATAACACAGGATTTTTTTAGATGTATAACTTGTGGATCAGATTTAAAACAGCACGTTAATGGCAAAATTTCATATATTCCACACGTTAATAGCCCTGAAAAAGTAAGATTCGAAGCACCTGAGAATGGCTAAGAAAAAATCTCTTTATGGCGTCAGCGTTTATAAAGCAGATCAGCCTCGTAAACGACCAGGAAGGCATAAAAAACGCTTAAACAAGCACGAAAAAAAGCAAAAAAAAGCAAAATATCGTGGTCAAGGTCGTTGACAAAAGTCCTCTTATATCCTATATATACAGAACGAAAGTATGAACATATTTTTTTTAGATAAAAATCCTAAGATTGCTGCACAGATGCAGTGTGATAAGCATGTTGTTAAAATGGTGTTGGAGACAGCACAGATGCTATCTACAGCAGCGCGTAAGCGTGGCTATGAATTAGGTTATAAATCAGCTTATCCAAAGCATCCTATGACGTTATGGATTAGTGAGTCACCACACAATTACTCATGGGCTATAAAACATGGTCTTGCTTTAGGTATAGAGTATCAATTGCGTTACCGTAAAGTACACAAATCACATGAAGTTATTAAAGAATTAGCTATGTTAGATGATGGAGATTCTACACAAATGACAAAACCGCCAAAATGTATGCCAGATAAATATAAAACTGATGACTATGTACAGTCTTATCGTAACTATTATGCAGGCGACAAGAAAAGTTTTGCAAAATATACTAACCGAACAACACCAGAGTTTATGCAATGAAAGAAATAAATATTAAAATTAAAAATATATCTTCTAAACAATGGCCGTTGTTTTTAATTGAATTAAATCTAATGGCTAAAACTTGGAAAAGATTTGGCCCAATTATAGATATAAAAGCTAAAAACTTTAGTAAAATAATTAAATGGGGGAAGAAAAAACATGGTGAACCAGAAGATTAATGGAAGAACCAGTGCACTTTCTGGTGATATTAATATTACAGTTCGATGGAACTCTAGTAAAAGACATATTAGAATTTACAAGGCCCATGACTTTAATGGAATGTCTTGATTTTGGAGATGCACATAGAGAAGCAGTAGCTACCTATGTTTTTGAAGAGAATGATAAAGTTATTAATACCTGGTTTATGAATGACGGATCAGGGACCTGGCAAGGATACGGTTGCTATCAAGACCCTGATAAAATGAATTAAAGATGAAAATTATATTAACTTTAATAATATGTAATTATATAACTGGCGATTGTATGCCCCCGCATACATGGCATGAAACATTTAAAGACGGCTATTCATGTAGTATTTTTGGCTATGAGGAGTCTGCTAGAAAATTAAAGCAAATAGGCCAGGAGGAGGTTAATAGACTTGGAACATCTATTACATTCACATGTACTAAATATCCAGAATCTATTACTTAATAATGAATTAAAGATGTAATAAGACCGTTAGTAGGCGTCCATGTTATGCTTCGCGCTTTCCTCTGTACGTTAGCCATGACCTTCACGGGTCGCGACCAAAGCGGCGCCTTCCACGTGAGTACGTGCACGGAAAACGTGGGGGCAAATATGAATAAACCTATCCTAAAGAGAGAGCGATAAGATAGGTATTAAAGGTAAGAAACTTCCTCTAACACATTTCTGCCACATTGTCAAATAC